GTGAATTCTCTGTGGGGAGAACATAGAATTTGGTCACATCATATCCACTGAGTGGCACTTCAACATCGGCCTGTGTGAGTATGCGATCATTGATCTCAGTATCTTTGACTCTGGTACCTTGACTGTCAGATATGGTAGGTGGTGTGTATGGTTGCCAATACGCAGTGTTGGTTATGTCCGTACCGGCCGGGGTATTGACCTTGGCCTGGTAATAAGTATCGCCATAATTCACTATGCTGCCTGTTGGATAAAAATTTCCATTGTCCCAAATCTGTTGGCTAACAAATGGTTTGTTAGTGATAGTATCAAATTCTTGTGCGTCTGTGAGTGGGGTAGCTTTGATGCGCCACAAGTGTGGTAACCATGTGACACTGAATCCTTCGCTGGCATAAGCTGCATCCTGTATAACATAATATTTAGAAAATGCAGTAGGCAAGTTTGGATTCAGAGGATGGAAATCTTTGAGATTGGGAACTTCTAACACATCACCATTCATCAACTTTCTTCCAAACGCATCAATCATGTCATTGTAATGGAACGTGATGAACAGGGTATCATTGTTTAAGAACAGCCCAAATTGGGTAAGATCAAAGTCGATGTCTTGGGTATTATACACACCACGCATGACATACACATCTGGATCATATGCTCGATCACGATTTTCCAACAGCAACAAATCTTGGATATTCAGCGGGCTTTGTGTTTCATAAACCGGTTGGGTAGCATCTGCATTGCCCGAAAACGCAGAGTCGGCACCACCAGTTTCGGGGCCTAGGTATTTGTGACAGTAAAGATCCAGCCCGCCCACGGTGTACATTTCTGAAATTGTACGATCCAGGAATTGATAATCCCGGGTTCGATTGGGGCGGTACATGGAAAGTTTAGGCATAGTATGTTATTTATGGGCAGGTTGACTGGAAATTCTGTTTCAGTTATAATACCCACATGAAAGTCATAAAGCTAGATCGCAGATACCGACCGCACAAAGAAGCTGGGTACGAATCTGGCTTGCGGTTTGAGGGCTGGTGGGATCATAAAGACAAAATCTTCCAGATTGAACGGATCTGCCAAAGTCGCTTGGGCATCAGCTGGACGGCCCTGCAGTCTGATTGGCTTGCGTATTTTGGAAAACGGGGACGCAACGTAGAGACACCCTACTACATCATGTTCCGCAGACAATCAGACATGACTTTTGTGTTGTTGTGCGCGGACTTGACCAAAAAAGCCTGATGTGCTATAATTACATCATAAACACTAGCAAAGGACTCCTATGGCAACCCTAGCAGCAAAAGCCAATGTCAAAGCATTGAACCCTCGCAGCCCTGACACCAAGTATGTTGGCAACGAACCTGAGTGGCGTGTGCAACCCGAACAAGATAGAAATCGCATCAGTGCCATGAGCAATGCGTTTGGTTGGTACAACTATTTCTACGGCAAGAAAGAAGCCAAGGAAATGATCGTGGCCTACTTGGATGCACACAAGCGAGTGAAAGATGCTAAAAAAATACGCACCCTGCCCGACAGCCAAGTACGCCTAACCACAGGTTGGCTGTGCCGCATGAGCATGATGGGCTTGGAACTCACAGACCAAGAACAGATCAAGCTGGACAATCTTATTGCAGATCTGTTGGCGATCAAAGATCAAGCCGCAGCAGAAGTTGCAGAGCCCGAAGCAGTGGCCAAGCCCAACATCCAAGATCGTCTAAAAGAAAAGATGAAGGACTGTGCCGGCGAACTGGAAGGCATGTTTGACGACTTTGTGGCTGCTGGCTGCAAGATGTCAGCTGACTGGAAACCCATCGCGCAGATCCGTGGCATGAATGTGGCACCACAGATGGTATATCACATCGCGGACATCTGGAAAACACGACTGGCTCACTTTGAGCTAGTGACTGCGGGCAAAGACTCTCAGTTGGTGGAAGGGTACTCGTACCTATCCAAAGTGCAGTTGAGAAACATTGTGAAGTTTTGCGAGTCTGTTATCTCTGACTGCGGTGCATACGTACAAATCAAGAAAGTGGAACGCAAGCCGCGCAAGGTCAAGCCTGTGAGCCCGGAGAAAAAAGCAGCCAAGTTCAAGCATCAGCTGGAATTTGCAGAGCTCAAACTCAAAGGACTGCCTGCTGCATCGTTGGTGGACAAGAGCGAAGCTTGGTTGTACGATACCAAGAAGCGCAAGCTGATCCACGTGGTGGCTGACAGTTATGCTGGCAGTTTCACTATCAAGAGCAGCTCGATCATTGGATTCTCTGTGAGCGAGACGCAGCAGAAAACTGTGCGCAAGCCAGCTGAGACTATCAAAGCCATACAAGCCGCGGGCAAGCCGGCTGCTAGGAAGATTTTCAAAGATTTGACCACAACTGAGACTCAGTTCAATGGTCGAAGCAGCGAGAATCTGCTAGTGCTCAAAAGCTGGTAAATAAAGGGGAACGGAGTTCCCCTTTATGTCCGAAAATACACTACCACAACTCAAGCAAGCTCTAATCGATTACTGCCGCCTAACACTGGGTGGGCAAATAATCGATCTTGAGTTGGATCCTGAACACTATGAAGCAGCATATCAGCGAGCCATAGGTGTTTATAGGCAACGTGCCAATGCCGCATATGAAGAAGCCTACATCTTTATGGAGTTGATCCGGGACATGAACATCTACACACTGCCGCAAGAAGTGCAAAGTGTGAGACAGATATTCCGCCGCACATTCGGTGATGCTACTGGCCCGTTTGCGTCAAACTTTGATCCGTTTGCACAGGCTTCAATCAATGTATATCTCATGAATTTTAACGTAGCAGGTGGCCTTGCCACATACGATTTCTACAGCCAATACGTAGAACTAGCAGCCAAGATGTTCGGCGGCTTCATGAACTACACATGGAATCCGGTCAATAAAAAACTGCAACTGATCCGTGATCCTAAAAATACCGGAGAGAATGTGTTGATATGGTGTTACCAGCTCAAGCCAGAAATCAATCTGTTGAGTGACTATCAGATACAGCAATGGATCCGTGACTACATGGTGGCCGCATGCAAGATGATCATTGGCGAAGCACGTGAGAAATTTGGCACTATCGCTGGCCCACAAGGCGGCGGCACCCTAAACGGCACTGCTATGAAAGCTGAAGCCCAAGTGCAGATAGACTTGTTGCTTGAAGATCTGCGTCGATACATTGACGGATCTCAACCAATTACCTTTGTGATCGGTTGATTAATGGAGTCAGTGCTGATAGCTGGATGCAGTTTTGCCGGCATATCGGCAGGATATTCTCACCCTGCACCCAAGGTCAATCTAGAACGATATCAATTTTTTGGCGACGCTGCTGCCGGCAACAGAGCTATTGCAGCTCGAGTGCGACATCAGGTATCCAGGGCAAAATATGAACATGTTGTGGTCATGTGGTCGGGCATAAATCGCATAGATATCCCAATCGAACGAGCCATACATGAAAAATTGCCAGACACGTATCCATATGTATCAGTATTTGAGAACTGGGCATGGTATCTGTCAGGTGGTATGGGCAGCAGTTGGCAATCCGACGACAACTGCCCGATTCAGGTGAAGTCTCAATTGCGTGAGCAATATGTACAGCAGACACCAAGATTGGCTACAGATACCACCCTAGCGGCCATACTGGAAACACAAGAACTGCTGAATTCTCGCAACGTCACTTATACCATGTGTTTTATCTACGACATACACCAGAGCTACGATGAAGTAGTGGATAAAGTAACCAACACTCATCGCCGCACCATAGGCACAGATCGTTGGCCACGTTGGTTGGCATTGGAGCATTGTTTGGGCAAGATAGATACCACATCCACTTTGTACAGCATGGTAGATTGGACCAAATTCACAGTACCAGTGCCGCCATATGAATACTGTGCCGAACGCAATCTGTTGCAAATTGATAAATTCCACCCCACCAGTTTTGGTATGGCCGAATGGTTTGAAACACAAGTGGGATTCAACATAACCAGTTGAGTCGTTGTCGCTATAGGCATGTGTTATAATGTGCTATGGCAGATTTAAT